TAATTGTAAGTATCCTATAGGTACTATCTTTTAGAGTAAGAAATATTTTGTTTAATGTTGGTATAAAAGTTGAATATGTAGTTCCTGAGTTGTTGTTGCCGCCAGCACTATGCACAGTTCCAGCAGTAACATTTGTTCCACTAATTGTTAGTACCGTACATAGTAAATCATATGCTGAATATCTCGGATAGACAGACAAAAATTTGTTTGCATTAGAGTCAAAAACAAGAGAACCGCCTGACGAAGCGCCAGCTACGCCAGTATAAGTTAGTTCCGTTCCAAAACTAATAGATGTTCCGCTTACCGTGCCAACTCTCGCCGCAGGATAGCTTCCATTGCCATTGTAAGTTACAAGAACTTTTTGTGCGTTGCTGTCGTATGCGATGCACAAGCTGTAACTTGTGGATGCGTTAAATAAAACAGGTGTTCCAAAAGAAATGCTTGTACCAGATACGGTTGCCACTACCGCATAGCTGTCGTTGTCAGAAACTTTTCTATAAACAATTACAATCTTCCCACTATTTGCGTCATAAGCGGGTGAAACGTAATATCCTGCTATACCCAAAGCTACAGCAGTTCCAAGTGAGATTTGACCATTTGAAATAGTGCCGACTCTGGCAGTTATATTATAACTTGCATCGTATAGAAAAAATACGACTTTATCATTTCCAGTGTCATAGACCGCTGAATATATTTCAGTTGCACCAAGATCAACTGCCGTTTGTAATTCTATCGATGCAGAAGAAATAGTACCGTTTGAATTAAAACCAACAATGTCCCCCGCTGTAATCGCGCCTGTCGCTGTAAATGTCGCCTCGCCGCCGCCACTAGCCGCTACAAATGATAAATCAGTACCATCAGATGTTAGGACTGTTCCCGCAGCACCTTTAGCCAACCGAGCGGTTTCGCTAGAAGCATTGCCATACAAGATGCTACCGCGAGTAATAGCATCAAGTTGATTCAATTCAGCCGCAGTGCTGGTTGTTGATGAAGCTGTAGCAAATCCCGCAAGGTCTCTAGCTTTGGTCATGTCTTACTCCTACTCAGGCTTTTGGGGCCATGAAATATTTTCGGGAAACCCATGTTGTGTAGGAACATCACGCAGGGCTTGTCGATAGTCCGTCCACTCTTTTGTAATTCGATCAGCCAGTGCATAGGCGTCACTTTCTACCAAAAGATTATTTCGTTTTGTACGGGCTTCTGCTGCGGTGCTCATTAGATTGCTGCCTTTGTAAGATAAATAGACGATGCGGAAAGTGCGGTGCCAACTATAGTTCCCGCGCCTTCACTTAAACTGCTGGATGTTGGAGTAACCCTATACGAAACTCCTGAAACCAAACCAGACTGTCCAGTGTTAATGCCCCCAATTATGGTGACTTTTCCGCTTGCACCATCGGAGATTGCTTCAGCAGCAAGACCTATCCAATTCGTCGGCACTGCGGGGTCATAAACAAGCGCCTTAGCTCTGTCACTGTCAGCATCATTCCAAAAGGCCATAACCATTTTATTTGAACCTGTGTCATAACAAGTTTCTATCGTGGTGCTCTGCGATGTACCTAAATCCTCAGCAATATTAATTTGTGGCATAGCATAATTGTCTGTACCAACTATTTTATAATTAGCTGTTTGAGCAGAACCATACAGGTACACGCTGCTTTCTATAATCTCATCTGTATCTGGATTGTAATCGTACTGTCTTCTGTACACGGATGAGTATCCTGCCCCAGAAATGTTGCTTTTCGTTGTCCCAAAGCTAAATGTGCTGCCAGATAAAGTCCCAACCACTGTGTTAAGACTATTTCCCTGAACGTAAGAAAAGAAAGTTTTATTTGCTGCTGGACTATAACAACATCTTGGATACGGATTGTTATTAGTGCTAACAAAAAAGACTGTTTGGGTACTCAGGCTTATGCTGGTGCCGCTAGTCGTAACAATTCTATAGTATATATCTCCGCTAGTGTTGTTAATTTGCCTCTTATAAATTAAAATTGTTTTATTGGCTGAAGTGTCATAAGTCAGATCAATACTTGCACCGCCTTCTATATAATCAGTGCTGTACTCAACAGTAGACCCCCAAGATATTGAAGTTCCACTTATAGCTCCTGCACTAATACGGCCATGATTGCTTGTACCGGTTCGCGCATAGACTATCGCATTTTGGTCTGGATCAAATATAGCTACTCCCAAGTGCGCTGCGCTAGGCTCCGAGTCAACCGTTACCTTCGATCCAAAAGACACTGATGTGCCACTGATCGTTGCAACTACTGCGCCCATTCCACTACCTGCATAATCCCGAAAAATAACTGCAAATTTTCCAGCATTACTGTCAAAACAAGTTATAGGATACTCCGCTCCTGTAGAAACCACTTGCACGGGAGTACCAAAACTAATGCTATCGCCACTAACCGTCCCAACTACTCCATACGCAGTAGAAGAACCCTGAATGTATACATATAAAATTTTGTTGTTTACGCTGTCATAAGCGATAGACACCGAGTTGGGCGCAACGGCAGTACTAGAACTAGCGGTCGTAACAGAACCCGCTTTCTGGGACATGACACTGATTGTACCATCAAAATTAAGGCCAACAATATTCCCGTTGGACACTGCGCCTGTCGCCGTGAACGTTTGCTCACCGCCACCGCTTGCCGCTACCCAGCTAATGTCATCAGCACCAGCGGTCAGTACTGTACCCGTTGCGCCCTTACTTAGTCTTGCTGTAGCTGCGCTGCTGTTACCGTAAATAATAGAACCGCGAGGCACTGCATCTAACGTGTTTAGTTCAGCCGCCGTGCTGGTAACGCCAAGATTTGTTAATGCTGTAGATGCACTTGCTACATCTGACAGATTGTTTACAGCGGCTAACCCCCCACTAACTACAAAAGATGTGAATGCTACAATCTCTATAATGTCATTGACCAAAGCAGCGGTAGCCAACACAACGTCAGAGCCGTTGGTCGCGGTGTAATCCGCAGCGGCTAGTTTTACACCGTTCATATATACATCGACAAAACCTACGCTGTACCCGCTTGTAGCAAAGGTGGTCTGCCCTGCCGTAGCAGTAAAAGCCTGACGTTTCTGCGTGGCCTGTGGTACTGGCTGTGTGCCTATGTATCCTGACATAGTTATTCTCCGTTAGGGTCTAGCGGTACAAATGTTGGGTCAATTAAGTTTGCAGGATAATTTTCATTAGAGGGTAAATCACGCAAAGCCTGTCGATATGTTGCCCAATTCGTAGACATTGTTGGCGTATCGCCCAAAGCCATAAAATCACTTTCACATAACTTTAAGTTACGCCAAACCACAAAAGCTGCTTGTAATGTGCTGTATTCAGGGTGCCTTGGATGCCAATTCCAAAAAGGAACAAGTGTTTCTGGTACATACATATCTTATCCTCCGTTGCCATCGGCGGTTACAAATACTTTAGTTGCAGCTATGGCATATCCTATTCTTTTACCCCCTCCGAATTGAGATTCACCCAAATTAAGGCTGCTAAATCCAGAAACTACACTGCCAGCCTGTGCAACCGTTATAGTGGCTCCACTTGATGCGCTTGAAGAACTATCATGTATGCCAATAGGATTTAAACCGCTGCCATTGTTTGCTACATTGATAGTTTGGGCAACTATCTGATAGTCCTGTGCAGTGGTGATGAATCTATTCGTGCCTAGTGTAAACAAAAAGTTTCTTCCAGTGTCATATGTTACAAAATCTCCCCCTTGAGGATAGATAATAGTAGTGTCAGAAGACACTTCATTTAAAAGGCAGGAGACTAACGCTCCAACATTAGTTTCATCGTAAATCATTTTTACAACTGATACGTTGTTCCGAGCAGCATCCATAGTATTTCCCGGTTTATAAAGTATATAAGCTGTTCCGTTACTATCAAAATTAACCGCAGCCGTTGTCATTGCATTGTAGGTAGAAATCAAAGAGTTGCCTAAAGTAACGCCATTTTGTTTTGTTTCCACAAGCTGAACAGATCTAACTTTAAGGTTTGAAATACTTCCACTTCCAACAGTCATTTCATAAAAACTAACATATACTCCCGCTGATGTGTTAATCCCAACACCCCAAAGTTTTGTGCTGGTCACGTTATACCATGCAATTTGAGGAAAACTTTGTAGCCCCCCATAAGGATGCCCACCAGTACCTATAGGCCCAAGAGCATACCCTACTTGAGTGGGTGTAGTGCCACTCACAGTAAATAGGTAAATGTCTTGCTCTCCATCAGTGCCGCCAACCTTGCGGGTATTAACAATATGTTGACTTGAATTTTGATGCCAAAAAATGCTTTTGGGATATAAGCTCGACCAATCATATTTTGTACCAGATGAAACTTGTATGTCTAACCAACTTCCCCCAGAAGCGGTGTTGTTGCTGGCGTTAAGAGTAACTGCTTTTACAGAAAGCTCCCCAGTGGCATTGTTGCTTTGGTTATTATGAGTGCCTCCATGCAAGATCATAAGATGAGAGCCATCGTCCGCAATAGAAAAAGCGGGGGTTTCTATAGAGTTACTAGCATCCTCATAGGTAAAGCCACGTTGAACACCTGATCCAGCATTTCCGAGATTAGTTGTATGCGTCCACGCTACGGTGTTGTTGCTGGCGTTTAACGTACCTATTGCAACTGCGATACCGCCATAATTACCAGAACTTTCCCAGCCACCAAAATCATAAACAGCAATAAACCTATCTATGTTGGCGTTGTACTTTACGTTTACGTTATTCATTGGTCCTGAAGAGTTAAACGCAGCGGGTGTGCCGTGGGTCATTGTTCCATCTGCCGCAACTGCAGAAACTACATACCTTGCATTCGCAGCATTTGTTCCAATACGGTATTTGTAAATTGTTACGTGTCTGCGGTCTGCAACAGTACCTGAATCTTTATACGCTGTCGAACCAGCATGACCATCATATTGAGCGCCATATGCACCGCTAAGTTTGGCGTTAAAGGTGCTGACTACAACGTCATTGTCTGCAAGTGAATAACTAGGCGTTTGATCTACTGTTCCATCACTGTTCAAAAACACTGCCGCTCTAGCGTCAACGGTAGCATTCGTAACATATGATTGCCGACTGTCTGATCCAGCAACAGTAGCCCAAGACGCATCTGTTCCATCTGATTGAAGCAGGGTATTTGCACCACCGATAGCCAGAGGCGTAGACACACCAGAGCTATTACCAACATCAATGGAGCCTCGCGTCAGGGCGCGTGTAACAGTGCCTGTAGCAGTCAAGTTGCGGATCGCGGTAACGTCCTTATTACCGTCCGCGGTAAGAACCTTGTTGGCCTCTGTGGTGCCGTTGGCTGACACCTTATCGTTTAGATTTAATTCCTCAATAGACGCATCAATACCCGAAATAATTCCAGAGCTTTTGCTGCCAATATATCCAGCCATTAGGTAATCTCCAACACCGACAATACAGTATCTACGCTACTAGCCGTGTCTGACACTACTTTAACAACATCAGCGGCTTCTAAAACAACTTTTCCGTCTAGGACAGACAACGCCCCCTGCGCGGGTATCGGTGCATTCTTTACAATGTAATAGTCTGTACCGCTTCTAGTAATGTAGGCACTGACCTTGATTTGAGTTGTAAGAATGTTGGCAAGGTTTATCCCTACCGCGACTGTCTGTGTGCTTGACGCTACTGTACGAACGGTAGCGGGTGATGTTCCCGTTGCACTCGCCAAATAACTCTTAAATGTATTAGCCATCGTTTATCCTAACGCTATACTTAATGCCAAAACATCATTAATAGATGCCCCTACATCTGAGGCTGTCGCACTAATAAACACCTCTGCAGAACCCCCTAAAGTAATAGCGTTGCCACTATTACTACTTTCTGAAGGGGTTCTAGAAAGAGTTGTGCCAGACGAGGTGTACGTACCAGAACCAATTTCAAAGTTGGTTCCTTCTTCTATCACATAACGCACCGTGTCCCCGTTGGAGACCCCCGCATTTGCGAAGCTTTGAAATCCCGCTACAGCAGAACCCAAACTGATGGTCCCCGTTCCCGTAGTGGACGTAGACATCTTTGCCCTGTTTACAAGAACCACCATGTTTTATACTCCGAAAGTAACTCGTCTAAGCTATCCTAATAATCGCGTTGCTTGCGTCAGGCGTAGGGAAAACAATCGTAAAGTCACCAGAACTAGCCGATTTATCGCCGCCAAAATCCAAGACACACACGGACGGGTCACTTGTTGCAGCCTCGTTATAAATCAACGCACCTCTTACACCCGAGATTGTTACGTTAGAAAACACCTCATCCGCAAAATCTGTTAAGGCTGTGGTGCTGCTAGTGGTAGGCGTTACGCTTGTTAAAAACTGGCCTTTAGCCGTGTAGTTAGTGCCGGTAATTTCGTTACTGCTAGTATATGCTGTAGTCGCAGCCGTAAAACTTGCGCTGTTATCATATAGCGCCAGCTTAAAAACATTACTTGCAGCCGTGAAGTTATGCTTTGCTTCCATAAGTTCCTTTTTGAACGAAGTGCAAAGAAAATTTCCAGAAAAAGCCATGTTAAAGTTTCCTTATATGTTCAGCCAGTTCAGGGTGACCAGCCTGTTTAATTGCATTATATACAGTAGTACGGTCCCCTTGAATAGCCTGTTTCATATACAGCACCAAAAGCTTCTCTATGCTGCTTTTATATTCTATCACCTGTTCTCGTAAAACAGGATGCGCAGTTTCAGAAACCACAACCATTTTGTTTATGCAACGGTTAGCCACTTCTTCAGGACTAGACCCCCTGTTATTTGTTGTATGAACCTCAACTTTGAAGTCACTTCCCATAGACGCCTGTACGGACATATTCATTGTTTCTCCCTCACAACTTGACCAACGCGGTAGTTTTGTGTTGTTTCTTTAGCTTCACCCAATAGTTTCAGTCCAACCAAAGATTCTTGGAACCGCTTGTCGTACATCGCCATAACATCCTGCTCACCCTTCATAAAAATATACGCCTCTACTAAAGAACCGTACAAAAGAGTTAACTCTGCGTTTTCACTCAACCATGTTGTTCCGCTATCCGACCCTGCGGTAATACTTGCAGGTCGATACAAATAATGAAGCTCCGTGGCAAAAGAAGCGTTTGGAGTCGGCGCTAAAATAAAATTATTTACATCAAACGAGGCATAATACTTCGGCAAACCCGTGACCGTTGAGTCGGGGTTGTACGTCTGTATAAAACTAACGTCCTTAAACTCTACAAACACCTCTTCCGAGCTAGTGGTGTAGCTTAACGAGTAAGGCGCTAAAAAATCGTCCGGCACCCTAAGATACTTGTTGCCTTGCGACATAGTTCCCGAAGCGTTTCTTCTAAACAGGTTTAGTTGAACAGATTTTAAAATGCGTTCTTCTGCAGACCGTATAAAAAGGGGCAGATTATTTACAAACGAAGTCTCCGTATTCTCCGTATAATCTTGGAGGGCTTGCTTTAATGTTGCGTATGTATAGCTCATTCAATCACCTATGGTGTGTTCGCCGTTCCGCCCATACCACTATGGTTGGTGCAGTAGTAATAGAGGGTTGGGGCAGAATTTGCGACAGTTATTTGAACATACGCACCAGCCTGACCCGCCGTTCCTGACGTGGTTACGCCCGTAGTGTACTCAGAGCCGCCCGCGTGTGTACCGTTTGCAGTGGTGCTGAACCGTAATGGATGGCTACTATTGGACGAGGCCGATTGGTCAAGCCTAAACGTGCTGCCCTCTGCTAAACTAATCGTCGGGCTAACAACCCCGTCTATGTAGAACTTATTGCCCGTTCCATAAGGATTAGTGCCACTAGCCACTGTAACAATATAGACGTTGCTGGTAACAGTAACAGAGCCTGATGCTGCTGTGCCTGATACCCCCGTAACCGACACATCTACGGATGTTCCGCCCGACGTGTTTACCGTAACAGAGCCTACGCCCGACGTTAAAGAGGGTAAGGACGCAATAGAAGAGGGCATTTCCGTCACACCACTGGTTGTCCAAACGCCGTTACCCTCGTAGACGATACCGTTAGTAGTTATTACTTGAAATGCCGCGGTACGATCTAGCGTTTGTGGCCTAGCGTCTTTTAAGGCTTGTGGATCAGAAACCGTTCTAAACGGTCCTAGCTGCGGCTGTTTGGGCTCAAACTCGTCCTTACCAACCAACAGGCCATTCCACTCCCGCCGCATGTCTTTATATCTGTACCGAAAACCGGAACGATCTGATATCGCAAGGGCGTTTTTACCGCTGGCAAACTTACCCATCAGCCTGTCCTAAAGTACTGGTATTGAGGTACTACGTTAAACGAAGCTCTGTCACGATCCTCAGTCATGGCACGTTCAAACTCTTCTTCATACACCGCCTTTAATAACTGAACGCGTTGCGGGGCCCGCTTTATAGCAATGTAATACGCTAAACCTGCAGCTAGACAGGGATAAAATCGAAAGGGCATGTCTAACGTGTTTATAGCTGTATCCGCATCATTCATACGAGTAAGCGCGTTGTAATACACAACATCCGTACTGTTTTCTGGCGCAGGCCATATTTTTAAACTAGGCGTGATTTGACGATCCAAGAAAAACTGGTTGGGTCTGCCTTGAGAAGACTTATCGGGAACCGTTTGGTATTCCTCTCGGCTTAAACGAAGCAGCGCGTAATCCGTGCCGTCCCTGCGGATAACCGCAGACAAAATATCAATAACGTCCGGTAATAACGAATACTCTCCGGTGCCTTGTGTCATGGTCACGGTGCGTTGCGCTATTGTCCATTGATTTAAACCTCTGTTGGCCCACTCTGCCAACATTAAATTTAACGACCGTTTTGCCGTTTTAAAATCATAGCCTGTTCGAACCTCCAAACCGCAACGCTCAAAGGCTTCTTCGACGTACTCAGCTACATCTAGCTCAAAATCCACGCTGTTAGAAACTGCCATGTCATTCCTCGTTGTACAGATTATCGAATATTCGATTAACGTCTAAGGTGTAGTCTAGATCAGATTTAGAGTAATGTACATGCTGAGACGGCTTGAAGTCAGGCGCACCTTCTCCCGTTTCAAACCACGCGGGATGCGTCACCCTCACACGGTTATTAGGAAGACCCACAATGTTTCCTGTCCAATCCCCCGCGTTTAATAGCTGCAATACATGAGCCTGCTTGTGTTGCGCAGGATCATCCGCAACATCCGTATCGGTGTAATCTACAGTAAACATGTACTTTGCTGGGAAGAACGTTCCGTCTATTTTGGCTAACCACGGACAAGGAGACGCCCTTTCCAACACATACGCCGCGTGAGTATGTGAGGGACAGTCCCAAGGTTGTGCTGCATGTACTGCCATTGGTTTAGGCCAATCCTCTAACGGTTCGTCTGCAACTAAAGCCGTTATGGGCATTCGGGCCCACATAGCTCCGCCGTGCACGTTCTCTCCCCCCTCTTCGTCCACCTCGCATCCCGTAAAAATAAGCTGAAAGCTTAAACAACGGTTAGGCATGGTAGTTACGGCTATTGCCATAGCGTGTAAAAATTCACCATGATACCGTTCATGGTTTACAGTATACTCGCGGCGAACCCAGCACTTGAAGTGTGGGATATTGCTCTGCAAAAACGGCATTCAGGTTATTTTCTTTTAACCGCGCCACCTTTAGCATAACCTTTTTTCTTCATCATTGCGCCACCCATGCGGCGTTTTACTGCGCCGCCAGCCTTCATCTTTTTAACGGCACCACCCGCTTTCATCTTCTTTGCTGCACCACCCTTGGCGTAACCTTTTTTCTTCATGTTAGATTTCCTCATCTCTCCTCCTGTGGCGGCGCGTTTTGGTTGAGCGGTCTTTGCCGCAGCGGCAAAATTTGCTGCCGTGGGCGCACCCTTTGTTCCCGGTTTTCGCATGGTTTCTTTTGATCCGGCAGCAATGCGCTTTCGTTTTTTATGTATGTTGTCGTATAAACCTGTTTTAGCCATTAGCACTTCCACCTTTTTCTAGCCTGCCGCAAACGACTGTTTGGGTCTTTCGCAGCTTTTGGAAACTTCTTCATCTGACCCGCGGACCTTGCGCAAAACGACTTGCGCCGCTTGGCGTCTTTGCTTCCCGCTTTAACCTTGCCTGTAACCGCCGTTTGTAACTTTGATCCGGGGTTCTTAGCCCTGTAAGCTTTCACACCTTTTTCAGTCATTCCCGCCCCAGATTTAGTGGAGCGGAAATTCTTCTTGTTTCGCGCAGGCATCTTGCCCTTAGTCATACTTCTTACGCATGTATAGGATAACTGTCATTACAAAGCACTTCCGTTCCTAATGTAAATAACCTCAAACGCCGCTGAAACACGAAGGTCTGCGTTAGCACCCGATGCTATAGCTCTGTACTCGATATCCGTCTTTTCAGGGATGCGAACAGGTATAGAGTACGGCAACTGTATCGGGCCTTGCTCTACAGAGAACGACTCCTGAGTACGAAACACGCCTCCCTGTTCTCTGGTAACAAGCCGAATGTTTCCGAATTTGTTGTTTTGTTCTGTTAAAACAGTAACATCAAGCTGAGT